ATCCGATTCTCCCTGAAGGGATGGTGTTGGATGGTGAGCTGATTCTTCCCAAGCCGTGGACATTCCAGAAGACTGTATCGGTGGTCAAGAAGTACTACCCTGCTAAGGTTGATCCTGCACCATTGTCACAGGAAATATCTGACAGGCAGGAAGATGATTATGATGAGGATGATGCATTTTACACACATAAGCCAGAGGACGATCTATATGTCTCCAGCGACCTGCTACAATACCATGTGTATGACTGCTGGATAGAAAGGCGAGCCTGAGCTGACATTCGCAGGACGCATGGAGCGTGTTCGACGTGTGGTAGGTGAGGATGCATCGTTTACTGTGATGATCTATGAGCCTAAGGATTTGTGGGAGTGGTTGGATGATCTCATTGATCAGGGTTATGAGGGTCTGATTTATCGCAATCCGAATGGTGTGTACAAGCATGGCCGGAGTGGGCGGGATCTCCTGAAGCTGAAGAAGTTCCTGGACGCTGAGTACCAGATTGTGGGAGCTATCGAAGGTCAAGGCAAGGACAAGGGCACGCCAGTTTGGGTCTGTCGGATATCTGCAACGGATGAGAGAACGTTCAAGGCTCGTCCTAAGGGAACCTACAAGTGGCGCAGAGAAGCTTGGGAGAATCGTCTGAGCTATTATGGCAAGATGCTCACAGTCAAGTATCAGGAGCTGACGGATGAAGGAAAGCCCAGATTCCCGATTGGCATCTCAGTGAGAGATTACGAGTAAATGGAGGATGGTATGATTACAATAGCATTGACCTATAAGGGTAAAGAATTGAGAGAAGTTATTGGTGCCAATGGAAAAGGGTATCATGCATTAGAGACGGGTACGGAGGATTGGGAGTATCTGGAGGAAATCAATACCTTCATCCTACGCAAAATTATGGTGTTCACAGATTTTCTAATGGAACGTGATGTTGATGGAATTCGAGTCTATCTTCCATACAGTCCAACTGTGGGAGTCAGAATGAGGGAGATTGAGGTGGGTGAGAGGTGTGTTTGTCCAGGTGATTCGGTCATAGTCCATGATCTGAAGTTTGTCAAATAGAGTAATAGGATCGTAGCTCAATTGGAAGAGCAACGGCCCCCCCAAGCCGTGTGTTGTGGGTTCGAGTCCCTCCGGTCCCATTTCATCTAGGATTGTAGCTCAATTGGAAGAGCAACGGCCTTCTAAGCCGTGTGTTGAAGGTTCGAGTCCTTCCAGTCCTATTTTTCATCATTTCTTTTTGCACATCCCCGAATATGGTGTATACTATAAGTGTAAGCACAAATAACCCTTTTGGAGAACATGACAATGACTACGAAACAGAAGTTGACCAAGGTACAGTGGATTGAAAAGAACCTTCAGACGCTGGCAGGTCTCCAGGCTGCTGCCAAAGACATTGTCCGAGAGGTGGATGAGGTGGTTGCGGAGGCATTGAAGGCACATCCGGAGCTGAAAGCTCATCATGGTCGCCTTGAGGCCGAATTGGCTGGTATGTCGGACATGATCGCTGCTCAGATCCTGATCGTCAAGAACGCCACTCTCGTGTTGGAGGAAACCGTCAAGGGTGATGAGCTTCAGGCCGTTTTCTCGCAGGGCAAAACCTCCTGGAACACGGATAAGCTGCTGGGCTACGCTGCAACGCACAAGGCCGTCCTGGAGATGAAGAAGCAGGGTGACCCGTCCATCTCGATTCGAAAGGTCGGCAAGTGAAACGGATGACTCCAGAACACAGAGCATCGGTGGTGAGCAGCATGGTGGCAAGGCTGGAACATGAGTGGCTTTGTCGCCATGGTGCCTGGAATCGAGACAAGCTCCTTGTAGAGTTGGAGCGGAAGCTGAAAGAGAGGCGACGGAATGGCAAGGCATAAGAAGAAGAAAGCTGTGAAGAGAGCAACCAAGGCTCCGACTCCGGTCCCAGTGCAAGAAGCGCCTCAGCCGAAGCCGAAGAAAGAGGCGACGGACAAAGAGGTGCGGTACAAAAAGATCCGGCACATCCTTAGCGTCTTGATGAAGGAGGTGTCTGCAGCAGAAGAGGCGACGACCAGCGGAAATCGACATAGCCATCTGAATTCTGCTATCGTGGGCAGTGAGACACTGTGGCAGAATCTGAGAGCTTTGTCAGGGGAGGTTTGATATGCTGCGATTCTTGGAAGGGGTGTTGGTTGGTGTTCTCCTGTCCTATGTAGGATGGATGACAATCAGTGGTGCCATGGTGGTTGTCGTGGAGTTCGTGAAGGGATTGTTCTGATGCATAAAGCACTAGAAGTGATGTGGGTCATTTGTCAGTGCCAATAGACTACCATTACGACTGATTACTGAGGAAATCATGGACAAGCAGCAAATTATCGACCTGATGGCGACACGTGATTACGTCCTGTATGCCGATACTGGAAAACCGATGATATACTTTCGGAATTTGACATGGACAAAGCTGTCTGCGAAGGTGGACTTGAATAGTGAGGAGATTCAGTTCATATTCCTGACTTCAGTGGGTGCGCTGCTGACTGTGACGTCTCAATGGTTCAATGCTGAGGATGGTCACACATTCAAATCAAATGAGGCGACAGTGATCCGAGCCATGATCAGTTTGGGAGTAGAGAGATGAATACATGTACTATTGTGAGTTTCCTGATAGAGCTGGGCTGACTCGTTTGTGGGAGAAGTGACAATGACAAAGTTCTTAATGATAATGTATGTAACATTTCTATGTTCCCTGGTGGTCGTGTTGGCACTACCTGGACGTCTCAGTGAGAACAAAGAACTTGATGTGGGAGAGACAATGAGAACGTTACTGATTGACGACATACGTGATATAAAGGCTGATGCGACAGTGCGAAACGCTGAGCTGGCGAAGGCCATATTAGGCGGTCCCTTGCACTTCGACGTGGTCTATCTGGATCACGATCTAGGACCGGGAGAGAATGGTCTGGATGTGCTGCGGTGGATGTTCAAGGCGCACATTCGGCCCATGACAATAATCCTCGTGACAATGAATCCGGTGGGACTCGCCAATATGAAAGCTGAGCTGATGGCGAATGAGTACACTTCTGCTGGCGATGGTTCAGGTGTTGCTTGGGTTGATAGATTTCAACGGGGATAATCATGGATATACAAAACCACAAAATAACAAAGACAATGAATGGGTTCCTGCGCAAATTGAAGCTGTGGGAATTAACTGGGTATGAGGCTGAGGTTTTGGTACTCTACTTCCTGGAGCGCCACAGAGAGCTGGAGCAGGATATGCTGCTTCCATACAGGGATGCATTCAGTGCAGCACCTGGGAGCTACCTAGAGATGCTACTGAAGGTGACCAATATCATCATGGAAGAGATGTTGGATCTGCTGTTCACCATTCGGGGAGTCGAAAGCATTTATTGTCTGAAGGGGAGAAACTACCATGAGGACTGAGGCTGAGGTCAGAGATAGGTTGGCTCATATTGAGCAGGGTGCTGACTTGATGATAAGTTGGATCAAGAACAAGGAGGGTGATCAGAAAGTGAACTTTGCTACTTTGTATGGGCTGCAAAAAACACGAAATCAGCTGCTGTGGGTTTTGGAAGAATTGTGATTTGCATCTGTCCAAACATGGTGTATACTTTGGGTAGATATTGGGCTCGTCAAGCTAATGGGAGAATGATATGAGAGTTGAAAATCATGAAGGCATGTTGCCCATTAAGATGTGGTTGGATGAGGTGGAGGCGTCTGCTATGCAGCAAGCCTATAACCTTGCTCAATTGCCATTTGCTTTTCGTCATATTGCACTGATGCCCGATTGTCATACTGGATTTGGCATGCCGATTGGTGGGGTCATGGCTGCGAAGGGTGTGGTCGTTCCATATGCTGTTGGAGTGGACATTGGGTGCGGCATGTGTGCGGTCAAGACGAGTATTCGCGCGGATAATCACTTCGGAAGTGCTCTGATTGTTGATTGTCCAGGGTTTTGGAAGTCCATCCTTGGCAATATCCGATCACGTATCCCAATGGGTCGTGGTCATCACAAGGAGATGGTATCTGATAGTCTGATGCCTGATCCCTCAGAAATTACACGATTTGAGCCTGGGTCAATTATCTACCAGGAGTGGGAATCTGCCCAATACCAGCTGGGGACGCTGGGCGGTGGGAATCACTTCATCGAGATCCAGAAGGGTTCGGATGGATATATCTGGATCATGCTGCACTCAGGGTCTAGGAACGTGGGCTACAAGGTGGCGCAGCATTACAATAAGCGGGCTGTGAGCCTGAATGAGAAGTGGCATTCCAAGGTGCCAAAGGAAGTGCAGCTGGCGTTTTTGCCCTTGGATTCAGAAGCTGGGCATGACTACATGGATGAGATGCAGTGGTGTGTTGATTTTGCTCAGGCAAGCCGAGACCACATGATGGATAAGATTCAATGCATCTTCCGTGAAGAGCTGGGTCATATGACCTTTGCCAACAGGATCAACATAGCTCACAACTACGCAGCGATGGAGCATCACTATGGGCAGAATGTCATGGTCCATAGGAAGGGTGCCACGAGAGCGTATAGGGGCGAGCTGGGCATCATCCCTGGATCTATGGGGACGAAATCCTACATCGTGGAAGGTCTGGGAAATCCGGAGTCCTTCATGTCATGTTCACACGGGGCCGGAAGGCTCATGTCCAGAACGCGAGCAAAGGAAGAGCTGGACCTGGAAGCAGAGCAGAGTGCCATGGATGCGAAGGGTATCGTTCACGGCCTGCGTGGGAAGGCAAACCTGGATGAGGCTCCAGGTGCTTACAAGTCGATTGATACCGTCATGGAGAACCAGAGAGACCTTGTGACTCCTATTGTGGAATTAAGACCAATAGCAGTGACAAAGGGATGAGATCGTGGATTACAGGAGCAGCTGGGGGCCTTAATCGAGCTACTAGTGCTCCTTGTGGGAGTAGTTGATGCAGACTTACAAGCTGGCGGTGGACGAAGAGGCAAAAAAATTGGAGCTTTTCGGTGTGGATCATATATAGACGACTGGAATATCGGCTATGCGTTAAATCGATCCTTTGGCACCCAAGAGTATCTGAGGAATATGCTCCGTAAGATCTTTGAGAATCGTGTGAATGCTGATAAGTTTCTGATTATTCAAATAAAGAAACCCAATCACATTTATGGGGGACTCAAGATTATGGGGTGGACAACGGATCTTAGTGGTGAGCCCACTAGGGAGACGGCGGGGTTTGTTATGGGACCGAACCAGATTTATTATTTCGACGTGAATAACATCAAGAGAGTGGACGTAATGTGACAGAAGGAGACAATTGATGCCGTTAGTCAAACAGAAGAGGAGATCTGTTCAGATCGAGTGTCAGAATTGCCATGATCTTGTGTGGGTCAAGAGGGGCACACTGTGCCACCGAACAGATTTATGTGGAAAATGCGTCGGGCGTATTGACGCATATGAGTGGGCGAAGATGGTAGAAGCGTCCGAACAAGACTAAGCATTGAACGTATAAGGAGATAGACATGAAAGTTGACACTGTAAACAACAACATGTATAATGTACAGTTCATCAAGCACATCCAAGTGGATGACGAAGGCCATTCTCATGTGGTGACCATCTGCAAGATCTTCACCATCAGGAAATTTCGGGATGGTGAGTATGATAAGAATCTGATCGGTGTGGGTGAATCCAAGCAGAATCCCAAGGACGTATACGATCATGTATTCGGCAAGAAACTGGCCCTTCAGCGGGCTTTGGTCGAGGGCTACTTTCCTGACACCACCTACATTATGGATCGTATCGAGCGCACCATGGTGTGGCAGCGGTTCGTGGAGGAGTTCGGTTCCGTGGACGGTGGTGTGCCTTCCGTTTCGGATGACCAGCTGATGAGATCATTCGTCAGTCAGGTTCTGATTTGGGTGAGTGATCAGTACGTCATCGTGAATGCTGATGGAGAGCCTGAGCCGACAGTAGAAGAGATGATGGAAGCCTTCAACAACGATCTGAATGCCAGTCCAATAGAAATGCTCCGCAATGCCCAGGACGAAAATGGCATCGCCTGACAGGGAGCCACTGTACTGCATTTGCTGTGGCGTTAAATGCAAAGTTTGTGGACCCAATAAGGACACATATGATTGCCCCAAGTGTCATGTCTACGGAGACGTAAGTTCTGGTAGATACGTCACTTGGGAGCAATACCTGAAGGAGCAAAATGGCTGAAAAATTCTTAGTTATCTATCGATTTGAAGATGAGCCATATGTCATGCTCATGACTAACAAAGAGGCAGAGAAGTGGCTGTTGAATGATGGTAGGGATCTCGCTTTCCTCACAGCAAAGGAGATCAGGAGCGAGAATTCAGACTTAAGAGAGTTTCCGGCGAACACAGCAATATTCATGAAAGGAATCATTTCCTGATGAGTGAGCACATAGTTGAATACGATGACATTATCCATTTGTTCGCAACATTGGGATTTTCTGGAAAATCGCCTCCGAGTCCAACGGGGTTTCAAAAGGCAATCCAAGGTGAGGGCGGCAGACAGGTTCAAGCTATGTCGGCAGCATCGGCGGACTACTACTTTCAGCAGTTGAAGGATTGGTGCAAGACCACTATAACCAGAGATGGTGAGGGAGTGGTTAGAGCACGATACCTGAAACTGTTCGAGGTAGGAGTCCTGGAGTTCTTTCAAGAACCACGGCCTCCGGATGATGGGCTGACAACCAAGACAGCAATGATCCTCATGGTTTGGGACGGAGAAGAGTACAGGGACCATCGAGAAATTGGGAAAATCATAGATGACCCATTCATCATTGACGGAGAGTGACATGAAGCACCAATTGCAGCCCACAAAAAATGGAGATAAAATTTGGTGCAAGAGGTGTCACAGAATATGGGACATTTTTGATGCGAACAGTATTTGTAAAGAAACATGTGTGAGACTGAAGCACATACAGCACGATAAGAAAGATAAATCTGGTTATGTGTATGTATTTGCAGACAGTCATGGTAACTTCAAAATCGGAATGTCTGTGAATTGGAAACGCAGATTTGCTGAGCCTGCCTTTGGTCCAGAAACTAAGGTAGAAGCAGTTTTTAAGGCACTAGATAGGAGGAAGTTGGAACGGCAACTACATGGCAGATTTGATCCACTACGCGTGAAGGGGAGTGGTTCAAATTAAGTCCTCCAGACATTCAAAGGCTGAAAGAGGATTATGCAGAAGACTTGGAGGTTATAAATGAGTGAATTTCCATTCAACATGGTAGCGCATAGCAGTGTGCTAGGGCACGAATCGTTGTCGAATTCAGCCAAGCTGCTCTACGTGTGGATCTGCTCTTCCCGTGTAGATGCGAAGCACAAAACCGTGTCATGGGATGATGATGATACCGAAGCTGGCTTCAGTCAGAAAACAAACAGCTATTTTGCCGAGAAGATGCACAAAGGAGAGACTTATATCTCTCAGTTGATCACGGAATTGGAGACAGAAAGCTTTATCTATAAAAAGCAAAAGAACATCAGTGGACGAAATTATCGTAGGTTCTGGTGTACGCCTGAGACCATAAATCAGGATGAACCACCTTCGGCTATAGGTGAAAATGGTCAGACCACCTTAGGCCATAGGTCAATGCGCGTTAGGCCAGAGGTGAATGCGCGTTCACCTATAGCCGAAGATCATAAGAAGGAAGGATTATCAAGAAGTACTAATCAAGAAATAGAAAAGAATGTCCTTACTACTGATAGGAACCCGGTAGTGCCAGCAACAGACGGATACATTCTAGCAACAGCCTTGCTCAAGATGATCAGACGGAACAAGAAGTACTACAGCAAGATAGCACGGTTCTTTTCTATAGAAAAAGAGGAGGAGTCCTTACGTCGGTGGACAAGAGACATCGATTTGCTACTCACGAGAGATGCCAAAGCTTACGATGAGGTTGTGAAGGTCCTACAGTGGTGTCAGAAGGACGACTTCTGGCAGGGACAGATTCTATCTGGAAACAACTTTCGGAAACACTACGAGACGTTGAAATTGGGCAGTGGTGGCGCTATCTATGGGATGGAGAGCCCGAATAAGAACATAACCGATATGTTGATCAAAGCTTATGGGTGGCTATGCAATAATTCGAATTGGCAACCTCAGAGGAGACAGATGCCAAAATTCCTTGAGGCAACTGATCGTGTCACAGCATTCATCGACCTACATGGTGATAAAGATTTGACGCCCGAAGAACTAATCAAATATTTGAGAAATTGTCTCCAAGAAACATGGAGAGAAAAGGGAGAGATTGTGCATCCAGGTCACATGAATAGTGACCACACGGGATGTGCTGTTGCCCCAATATCTAGAGAATGTGATCGGTGCGCTATGATTTGTGAGATACAAGATTTCCCTGGGCATTGGATCTATAACGATGGACGTGTTTGGTCAGGCCCAAACCAAGAGGAAGAAACAAGAATGGAATGTTCTTAAGGGTGAATCCTTTGGGTGGAAAAACTCATCGTTCCAGCTGCACAAAGCCGAACAAAGCGAATGATCCAAGCGTATAAGGAGCATTATGGGAAAGATACCAGCATCATGGGTCAAGCCGTACTACGCACAGGTAGAGGGGCAGGATCGTCAGGAGTGGGTGGGTTGTTGTGTGGCGTGCCGGTGTAAGTTCTTTGGCACGTTCGCCAGAGATCGGCATATGACAATGCCCAGGCATCAGGCCATGCTTAGAAAATGGATGAATGTTTGTGGGATCACTGGGAGGCAGACACCACCAGTGATTAACTTTGTTGCATAGGGGAAATGAGATGAAGTTTGGAAAAACACATCGAAAGAAGCTTGAAGAGGCTGCCATTAAGAGAGAATTAGCATCTAAGTGGCATCCATGGTTTGCATGGTTTCCTGTTAGAGTACAGACAGGCGAGTGGATTTGGTTGTGCCATATTGAGAGACAGGTTTTACTCTCACGGGGGAGTCGGGTTTTGCCCTGTTCCTGTAGTGTGTATTGCAAGCAATATCGTCTTTGTGGGTGGGAGTGTCTATGAGGAGGATTAGAGATCTGGTGTTGGGTGGTCTAGATTATGTGTGGCGTTGGTTGTGGCAGCTTTAGTTAAGTATTGTGGTGGGAGAATGAGATGGATGTTTTGAGTCAGCAGGTTCAATCGTTGGAGGATGATTACAAGGCATTTCAGGTATTCAAAAAGGAATCTCCAGATTTGGCCAATGAGATGATCCACTTCAATCAGGTGATTTGATGGCTGCTGCAAAGGTTCATAATCTGTGTCGGCACAGTGAAGATGGGATGGAGGCATATCATAAGTTTGTAACAGAGACTTTTGCTGGAATGTATTATGCTCAGTGGAGAAGGAATAGGGCTGTCTCTATGGCACATTGTTTTCAGATTTATGGTATGTTGAATGTTAGTTTGGGGGTGAAGGACACAATAGGAGAGACAGCATACACTGGAATTTTGTCAGTCACACAGGAGGAGATTGACAAAGTTTTGGGAGAGATGGAGGAGTATGAATTTACTTCTTTTTCAGAAAAAATAGGCATTGATGGTAAACTTCATCCAGTAGATGAGGCTGGAGATTTTGCTCCTCTATTAGATGAGTGTGATATTTATGGGGATGGAACTCATGTTCATGTAGTTGAGTTGAAGAGGAGTAAAGATGAAGAAAGATGATGTTCTGAGTCAGCGCATACAGGATTCGTTCCTGTATCTGTGTATTACGAGTACCGATTTTTTGAAAATGGCACACACAGCCATTAAGCCTGAGCACTTCTCATCGTCAGTTACAAAGGAGCTTATACAGCTGTGCTATGGGTATTTTCAGCAGTTCAATGAAGCTCCAAGCCAGCATTTTCACGATGAGCTAACGTCCCTTTTGGAAATGAAGGATGAGGATAAGAAGCACCACTTCCTGACCTATGTGAATAGGGTCAATGAATTGGAAGAGCCCAACATGGCATACGTCGTGTCTCGGATTAACTCGTTTGTGCAGGCACGTGAGTTTGAGCTGGCGGTGGTCAAAAGCATGAAGCTGGCGCAGATGGGTAAGTTGGATTTGGCACGTGAGTCGATGCAATCTGCCCTGCGGGTGGGGGTGCAGAAGGAAGAGTCTGGGGTCAGGTTTTTCGAGACTGACTTGCCATCATACCTAAGGCCAGATAGGGCGAATGAGCCCATTCTTTCGATGGGTCTGGAGCACTTGGATGAGATGTTGAGACGTCCTATGTCACGGACAGACTTGGTTTGTGTCTTCGGTGGCTTTAAGGGCAAGAAGTCGTTCTCATTGGTCTACTTTGGAATTCGAGCACTTATGCGTGGGTTGAAGGTGCTCCATGTGTCTCATGAGTTGTCGTTGGAAGATACTGAGGAGCGATACGATCAAGGTCTTGGTTGTTTGGCTAAAGATCCGATCTTGGCACGGGACGGTGTGGAGTTTGAGGACATTGATGCTGAGGGGAATGTGTTGCAGATCAAGACCCTTCACCCAGGATGCACAAAGGATCTGGCGACAGTGCGACAGGTGCGAAAGACTGCATCGAGGTTTGGTGGTGATTTGATTGTCAAGAAGTATCCCATGGGAACTTGTACTATGGGGGAGTTGAGGCGGTATATTGAGTATCTGGAGATGTATGAGGACTTCATTCCAGATGTGGTGATTAACGATTATCCAGAAAAGATGAAGCTTCCTCCGTCTGAGAAGAGGAACGATATGATTAATGATATGTATTTGGATTGCAAGGGCCTAGCCGATGAGAAGAAGTTCCTCATGATCATTGCAAGTCAGGTGACAAGGGATGCGTTGAAACGGTCTAAGTTGCGACAGGGTGATTCGGCTGAGGATATTCGGAAAATTGGGAATGTTGATTTGGCTGTTGGCATTTCTCAGATGGGTGACAGTGGGAATAGGATGTGTGCATATGTGATGGCGAATCGGCATGGGCTTCAGGGTGTGGGCTGTCTTTTTGCTCAGAACTTAGACCTTGGTCAGTTTTGCTACCAGACCTATCCAATGAAGAGGAAAGATTAGGAGATTGGTATGTTTATAACGATACTCGGTTTCAGATTGAGAAGTCAAGATGTGAGATACTATGTAGTGCATCATCTCGTTATTCCTGGGTTTATTTGGGGAATTAATGGGGAGAAATGGCGGGTGCAGATTACGTTAGAGGATGGCACAATTTTCACTGGCCCAAATAACGACACAGAGGAGGAGGCCCTGTCAGATATGGCAGAGGTGGATGCAGCTCTATGCGGTGGGTTGAATTGACACAGTATGATTGTGAGGTGAGATATGCATTCACATGGACATGAGATTGTGGCGATTCAGCCTGGACGTGATCCTAAGAAGCGAATCAGGTACGACAGCAAGTTTGAGTTTTTTATCTAGAAAAGAAGGGCATCTGTGGGTGGCACGACATTGAGTACACGTTAGAGCTGAAGACTGCACATGTGTGGGAAAGGGCCTATCTTATGGAGTGGATTTCGGAGCGGTGGGAAGGTTGAATTGGAAGAATCTGACAGATGTGAGGCTAGACTGGATGCTGGAGGGCTGCAATTTTAAGCGGGCTCCCCGGTGGCATCAGAAGGTCTCTATGGCCTTTGCCTCTCAGAGGGACCGTGTGGCCTTCTGGCACCCTATCGGTAGTGGGAAGACTGCCACAGGGTATTATGTCATGGAACACATCTGGGAGTGTCCTAGGTTGCTTGTCGTGGGTCCTACGTCGTCCTTTGGTGCCTGGGAGAGTAATTTGGAGTGGACGGATTACAAGGGCATCACTTTATCTGGGACCACAGACGAGAGGATTGAGAAGCTTCAAGAGGATCACAATGTGTATGTGATCAATTACGAGGGCCTGAAGTACCTCTATGGGCGCAAGGCTGGGAAGAAGTGGTATATTGATTACGATGCGTTTGTGGATGGGTTCGATGGAATCATTTTTGATGAGGCACACAGGTGCAAATCGTTTGATTCATTGCAGTCTCAGATCTGCTGTGAGTTGAGTAGGCAGGCGAAGCATGTGATAGGGCTATCAGGTACGCCGTTTGACAAGAATCTCCTGGAGCTGTTCAATGTGTATAAGGCCATTGATCAGGGGGAATGTCTTGGGTCCAATTTCTTTCGTTATCGGTTGGAGTACTTCAAGAAGGGATTTTATCAGTGGGAGGAGCGTGAGGGCTCTGAGATGAAGATCTTTGACATGGCGGCTCCGGTGACACTAGTGTTCGAGAGATCTGAGTGTGCAGATCTTCCACCATGTAATGAGGTGGTGTGGCATGTCACTCCGACTCCAGAGTTTCGTAAGTGGGAATTGAAGATCCTCACCAAGAAGCATCTCACTATCAATGGCTGCACAGTCGATGTGGGGGAGCCTCCCCAGAAGTCGCACAAGTACAAGCAAATCCTGGGTGGGTACATCTATTACGAAGATAAGGGTTGTAACGAAAGGCGCATCAAATATTTGAAGAAAAGTCCAAAAGCAGACACATTTATGGAGATTGTTTCGGACAATCCGGTCAAGATTATAGTATTCTATATGTATGATGGTGCTGATGTCATCATCCAGAAGGCTTTGGATAAGGCCAAGATATCGCATGTGACGATCAAGGGGGGTCAGGGTGCCAAGAAGCGTAGGGTGGCAGAGAAGGCGTTCCTCAATGATCCGAGCGTTCAAGTGTGTGTCTGCAATACGAGGTGTGGTGGTGAGTCATGGGAAGGATACTCAGCGGAGATCGTTGTGTTCTATGACATTATCACCTCTCCGACCATGCGGAGTCAGTGTATCGGTCGGATGTTCAGGGATGGACAGGAGAAGGAGACTACTGTGATTGAGTTGGTCATGCGGGGGACATTTGATGAAAGATCGAAGGAAAATCAAGGTCCACGTGCAGATCTTCAGAAAGAGTTCAATGAGTACATGAGTGATTATGGAGGCATGAATGGCTAAGACGAAGAAACAACGGGGACCGAAGTTCAAGAAGAGACGCGAATTCAATAGGGAAGAGGCATTCCCCAAGAAGGCTCGTAAAGATAAGATGGCTGAGGAAATTGCTTTGTTTCAGCATATGTTCATCAGCATTAACAAGGCGTTTCCGGATCGTGATGAGCGTGTGGCTTACATGGAAGCACTAATCAAGGGCTTGACAGTGGGGGAAGAGGAAGATGGCACATGCAGTGACACAGATGTTGAAGGGGGCGAAGAAGAAGTTGGAGAAGGCGAAAGCGGGTGCGCAGAGCATAACGGGTCTGAAGCTGGTTGAGGTGGCTGATGCCTTGGTACAGATTTGTGGGCACCAGGAACAGATGATCGAGATGCTAAAGAAGCGTCTCAATGATGTTCAGGAACCGGATGCTGGATCTAGAGGTGAGAGATAGAATGGCTTTAAGTAAGTTGGCACAGAAACGGGAAAGATTGTATGGAGAAACAGGGAAGCTTCTTTGTACATTGTGTGACCTATTGAAGTCTATTGATGAGTTTTCTTTCTTGTCAAATGGATTGGGGAAGAGGCGTGCCCAGTGTAAAGATTGCATCTCTGAACAAGGCAAGGAGCAATATAGAAAGTTGAAAGCTGATCCTAGTTTGTGGGCGGTAGAAAGAAAAAGAAGGAAGAATGCTGAGTTGAAGGTGCATTATGGTATGACGATAGATGATTATGGTCAAATGTTGTTAGATCAGGGAGGTGGATGTGCTATTTGTGGGAAGTTGCATGAAAAGAGTGGAAACATGTTGTCGGTGGATCATAATCATAAGACTGGACATGTAAGAGGAATTATTTGTGCATTTTGTAATGCTATGTTGTTGAGACATTTGCAGGACGATAAGGATTTAGCTAAAGGATTGATATCTTATCTTTCTAGGGCAATTGAGGAGGATATTCAATGGGAATAACAAAATCAGTCACAAATAATGCTATTGTGGTGAATTTGGAAAATGTGAGAAGTCATCCGGGAGCAAATCGCCTCCAGCTGGCTACCGTGGTGGGTGATCAGGTGGTGGTGGGTCTGGAGGCAATGGAAGGTGATGAGGTGGTCTACTTTGATTCCAATCTTTGTCTCAGTGCGGGCTATCTGCATTACAACAACTTGTATTCAAATTCAGAGCTGAATGCGGATGACAGTGTCAAGGGTTATTTCGGTAAGAATGGAAGAGTCCGGGCGCAGAAGTTCCGTGGTGCTATGTCCAATGGGTATGTGGCTTCGATCCTATCGATTCAAGTGGTTGTGGGGGCGATGTCAGATACAGGAACCATGGCATATTTGAGTGCGGGTGATGAGTTCACTCATGTTGATGGCGTGAAGATCTGTGAGAAGTATGTGGTTCCTCATAAGTCTCCTGGTGCTATTGGATCTTGCACGAAGAGAGTGGGTGTGCCCGTGTCAGAGATGTTCTGGAAGCATTGGGATACAAAGCATCTGCTTCGAGAGTCACATCGTATTCCAACTGGTGTGGTGTACATCGAAGAGAAGATCCATGGGACATCTGCACGTACTGGGAATATGCTATTCAAGGCACAGCGTCCGTGGTGGAAGTTCTGGGCTCCAAAGGAGACTGAGGAGTGGAAGGTTGTCAGTGGTACTCGTCGGGTGGATAGTATCCGGGCGCATCTTCATGGAGTACGCCAGGAGGTCGAGGATAAGGTTGGACCACACCTGAAGAAGGGTGAGCAGATTTATTACGAGATCTTCGGTAACAGCCTGAGTGGGGCACAGATCCAGAATGGTTTTTCTTATGGGTGTGCGGGTGGTCAGTACCGTGTGGTCTTGTATAGAGTGACAATTACGACTCCAGACGGTTATTGCGTGGATCTGCCGAGACCTGCAGTCTATCAGAGAGCTGCGGAGTTGGGGCTGGAAATGCCTCCGTTGTTGGGAAGAGGTCTCTACTATACTGAAGAGCAGGCGGTGTCTGGTTTGGATGTGTGGAGTTTTTTGCACAAGAATATGAATCTGGAAGGACTGAAGGCTCAGGTCAAGGGCAAGTCTACTCTGGACGCTGGCACACTCCTGGAGGGTGTGGTTGTTTGGTTCGAGGATGAGTGGGGTAAGTGGAGTTGCCTCAAGCTGAAGAGTGATGAGTTTCTACTCAAGGAAGACAAGCAACGTGAGAATGGCATCGGTGACGTAGAGGATTTGGACCTGTTTGAAACTCAGGACCATTTCGAAATCAATGAAGGAGACTTGACATTATGAACTTTCCTGATCCTGCTCAGGTGGATTTGTTAGATGAACGAGCGATAGTGGACCATATCAGAGACATGTTGAATTTGCATGATCTGATAGAGGGTGGGATCGAGGAGAGAATGGAGGAATTCCGAAAGCGGTTGTTGACTGTAGGATGGAGTAGGGATCGTGTGCATGAACTAGAAATGAGAGCGTCTTACAATACGAGGTATGAGCGACTGATTCCTCCACCAATTGTGAGATGAGAGGAGATGATATGGAAAGAATTGCAGATTTTGTTGTGTATACATTTGCTGGGATAGTGGTTGGATTCGCATGGATGCAGTTGATGGTTTGGTTTTGCACATGAACTATGAGAGAGTGATCATTGATGTTTTGTCTGAGGCTGATATAGAGTTTTGGACACAGGGCAAGAATGTTAGTGCGGAAACCATTAACATCAATTGTCCCCTCTGCGCCATCAATGGGCCATTGGGACCGGACCCCAGCAATCACTGCGGCATCTTTAAGGAGACTCTGAAGTTCAGTTGTTGGAGGTGTGGTAAAAAGGGAACCTTGGCGTTTCTGCTGGCGGTCATAACCCACACCAAGATTGAGTACTGTGAGCAGCTCATCATGGATATGGGTGTGGTGCTGGAGGATGATCCGGTGGCACAGGTCCAGAAGATGATTCGTGGGGATGTTCAGGCACTGCCGGAGGAGCGAAATGAGTTTCAGGGCCTGCCTCGTCAGTTCGAGTTGGTGGAGTTTGATACAGACTTTCCTCTGATCGATGACTACCTGGAGTGGAGGGATCTGTAGATTGAGGATCTGGTGGAGCGGGGTTGTGGCATTTGTAGGGCTGGGAACTGTATGAACCGTTTGGTCATTCCTGTTGTTCAGGGTGGTGAGGTGGTGGCGTATCAGGCGGCTGACATGACAGGGAATGCACAGATCAA